ACGTTACTTGCGCTTGTTGCTTTAATAGTAACGTATAAGATCTCAAAGTCATTTGCGTTATCTCGTAACTGCCACTGTGCATTGCGTGCATCGGAAATATCCGCGCTCACGTTCACATCTTTCTGTAAAATGATTCCATCGAATGACTGATCCGCTACGAACTTGGAAACCCCAAGAACCTTGAAGCTTGTCCCTACATCCACATACGCTTTATTTGTGTCGGTAGCGAAAACTACGCGACCAATGTTCTGCGCCGAAGCCGCTGGAAGTGTTGCAAAAGTATAATTCTCTAGTCGGGCACCTTTTAACTCGCCCCTAGTGTAGAGGTCGCGAAAAGAATGAGAAACATCCCCAAGATCAACGCCACTCCAAGAACCAGAATAGGAAGCATTCGTAAAAGGTACGAAATTATCTTTTGTAAAAATTGATCCTTTAGTTGCATGTGCTGTACTTTCTAATGTGAGATTTTCGCTCGCTGCGGTTCCACCTTGAAGGGTTTGACCTCCAGAACGCCCTGCGAGCATTGCAAATTGCGTATGTCCTGCATCTCCAGTAGTAAGTCCTGTGAGTGAAGAGTGTGTAATCTCTGAATCAGGAGTAGAAGCGAGCCACACGCTATTAACAGAGTCGAAAAACAAAGAATCGCCATTCTGCGCGGGTAGCGTCTGTGCAAGATCACGCCAAATGCCAGACCTAAAGGAAAGAAGAGTAGGGATAGCAATGTTGTTAGTTCCATTTGATATTGTCCCCCCTAAAACTAAATCGTTAAAACGAAGCGCAGGCGTACCAAGATCAAGTGTGTTATCGGTGCCAGGTTTTATAGTAGAATCTACTATAATTTGACCTGTACCGTTCGGACTAAATTGAATGTCTCCGTTTAAGTTTGTAGTTGAAATCACGTTTCCATCAACACGAATGTTGTCGATATTAAATTGCCCCGTGACCGTCATCACACCAGTAACAATTTGCCCAAGCGTTGTCATTGCACTTTGCACATCAACAACGCCTGTACCGTTTGCTTGTAAGTTTAAATTAGCATTAAGTAACGTAATAGAAACTGCATTGCTATCAATCCTAATAGAATCAATATCAAGACGTGTTCCAGATATTTGTCCAGCCTGGATGTTGCCAGACGTAGAGATGTTTTCGTTATCAAAATTTATTTCCCCCGTAGAGCTTGTAATTCTACCAACACCCGCAACATCTGGATCAATAATTATTGTCTGAGCGTTGTCTGTTAAAGTGGTGACTCCAGCCCCTAAAGTTCCCGACGTACTTAAGTTAGCCACACCGAAAGAAACCGTCCCAGTTGTGTCTGAGTAACTTCCTGGGACTAGAGTCACCGATTGTCCTGAAACTAAAGCTCGAATCGAAGTCGTACCTGTAACAACAGCACCAGTAATATTTCCGGTTGTTGTTAAGTTTTCATTATCAAAAGAAATAGCTCCGCTAGAATCTGTGATTAACCCGCTTGATACGCTCATAGTGTTAATTACAGCGGAGCTTTGAGCGTAGATATCTTTCCATCTAAAAGTGTTCGTACCAAGGTCAAAAGTATTATGAACCGCAGGACGGAAGTTGTCGTCAACTTGCACGAAACCTGTTCGTGGACCTGTACCGTCACCTGAGTTTGCTTTTAAAGTTAAATTTTGATTTGCAGCGTTTCCGCCGAAAATAGTTTGCCCCGCATATAAACCTGTTATTGCAGAACCAGAGCCATCAAGCTCTGTTCGTCCATTTCTCCAAACGTATAAATCTTGAGTGTTATTTTGGAAGGCAGCTAAGATTGAATCTTGTCCCCAATCCATGTCATAAACTTTATGCCATGATGCTGAAACTTCGCCCTCACGTTGCTCCCAGCGGTAGCTGGCTGCTTTTCCGTCGCCGTCATCAAGCACAACTCGATAATCGTTGAGAGTGTTCCCAACTAAGGGAAGGGCTGCGACGTTAGCAACACTGGATTTGGCATTTGGATACAAGACCGCAAATAACCAGTTGAATGCGCCTTCGACGTTTGAAACGCCTGGGGCAGCTGGGTTTACATAAGAAAAATCCCCGAGCGTGTGCTTGTAAGGATGTTGCGTTTGATTCCAAATTTCAAATCTGTGTTTTGTGAAAATCATAGTACGCCGTCTCCGTCTGCATCGTAAGAAACAGTTGGATCAAACGTAAAAGCTAGAGCACCAGTCTCCCAGGCAGCTTTCCATTTGTAGACGCGCTCTTGTCGATTAATAATTTGCGTACTGGTTAAGTTTACATAAACGTATTCGTCTACCATACAAGGATCGCCTTCTTGTGCGCCTACGTAAGTAGTGAAAACAAATTTTGGGCGGCCTGCGCCGTCTAATACGATATGCTGTTTTACTTGCTCGTGCGCGTGCGATTTTAGAAGTTCAATCGCAGTTTTTACTTCAGAAATATCCTGTGGATAAATCCCTGCCATTTGTACCCCCTACGGCTAATTAAGATCAAAAAACAGCTAAGGGGAGTTTCCTCCCCCTAGGATTTTAGCTTAGTAGCTGATTCCGTAGATGATACCGCAGTGACCAGGCTTATTGATTTCCAACTCACCAAACAAGCTGATATCAATAATGTACTGGTAGCCAGAAGTATTACGAACTTCGAAATATTCCATTCCTTCTGGAGACTTTCTCTTTTGGAAGAAACCATTTGATCTGAAGACCATAGCTTTCATATCCAACAACGCGATTACATCGTCATCCCACTCTTGAATACCAACGATTGTTAGTTTTCCTTTTACAGAGTTGATTACAACTTCATCCCAGCCATACAAAGAAGCTTTTTTGTCTTCAATAGTGATCTGCCAGTTAGCAGCACCATTTGTTTTGTTCTCAATCAACTTTAAGATTGATCCGAAATGTTTGTAAGACATTACGAAACGATCTGCGCGACCTTTCGCTTTCTTACGAACTTCAGTGTAAGCGTCGAACAACTTGTCTAAGATGTTAGAAGCCGTGATTGATGCTCCGTTTACGTTTACTGCCTGCAAGAACGGATAAGCAAGCTTGCTCTGTCCATGTACTGTAGCAGATCCACCGTTAGCTGCTGATAACAACACGCTTCGGATAGAAGTGAATGAAGTTGTCTCTGCGCCATCTGTGTAGAACTTAGCGTTCTGAGCAACAGTGTATGCAGAAACGTCAGCCGCAGCACCGCCGCGAGTAAGCGACAAGGTAACTGTGTCTGTGTTCACATCAATCGCGATAACGTAAACTGCCAAAGTAGCAGAGTTGTCATCGTCAAGAATACACTTCTGTCCAAGTACAAATCGGTCGATATGGTCAACAACCATCAAACCAGTCGCAGCGTTTGTTGCGTCTGTCACTTTTGCAAAGTGAGGGCCTGTACCCATTTGGATAGAAGCAACCATTTTGATGTATTCCATGAAATCTTCAACCGCGTCTGGCAAGATTTTCAAGAAAGAATCTTCAACGATTTTACCAGAGTGATCCATAAGATCACGATGATTGAAGATCATTGATCCCCACATCTCTTTGTAATCGTCGATAGATCCACGAACATACTTATCTTCTGAAATATCAGATGCACCAGTAAGTCCACCCATTTTTACAGAAGACGCGCCCGCAGCTTTGAATGGAACGATTAACTTTCCACCCTTCCATTTGTCGTCTTTTTCGATGTTTGATAAAATATAATCACGCTTAAGTAATTCTTCCTTTAATAATTTATTCGGAAGGTATTCGTTAAGCATGTCTTGAAATGTTCTAGTAGTTGACATTGTATTGCTCCTCTAAAGCTTTATGTTGTTAGGTTTTGTCGCATCTTACGAAGATCGTCGATGCTCGAAGGCACCTTACGAGTAGGAGACTTCGCTCCACCGCCTGCGAAAGACGAGATAACTGGTTTTTGTTGCTGATTGTGAACCACCTGGCTGGGTGTTTCAGTAGAGGAAGCCTGAGTACCTTGCTGGGCCTGTGCTTGAACCCCTATGAGATTTAAAATTTCCTGTACCAACTGACTCGCTGGAGGAGAAATTTTGTGGACTGCCTCATAATACTGTCCACGCCTAATAACTTCAGCTTTAAACGCTCCGACTTGTCCGAGCCGTGTGTCATAAGCTGTGATCGCACTTGCTACATCAGGTCTGGCGAGTTCCTGATTAAGTTCAAACGTAGCCTGCTGTTGAACCAACTGCGACATTTGCTGTTGTAGCATTTGGTTTTGAGAGCCTGCCTGTTCAAAAGCGATTTCTCTTTCTCTTTGCGCATCTAGTGCTGCCCTCTGTTCGGGGGGAAGCTCTTGATACTTTAGTTCTTCTATAGCGTACTGAATAATTTTGTCTTTGGGAATATTTAATGCTTGAAAAAAGGTACGAAAGTCTCCTTTTTTGACATAGGTCCCCAAAGTCTGTAGGCTTTGCTCAACTTGATTAAATTTACCCTTCCACTCTTCAGCTTGGGTTTTAAAAGTCTCCCTAGCTGTTTTTACCTCATCAAGTCCGTGGGCCTTTTCATAAAGGTCTTTTAATTTTTGTTCCACGTCTTTGGTCTTGATGATGGGTTTTACGAAATCATCAAACTCAAGCTCTTTGTCTTTTACTTTGAACTTAAAGTTTGGTGCATAGGCTGGTGTAGCTGACTGTTCTGTTTCAGTAGCTCCTGCTCCTTTCGAAACTTTTCCATCATTTCCTTCTCGCGCTGCCTGCGCTCCTTGTACTCCCGCTCCAGTCGCTGATACTCCTTCTGATCGTTCAGTCGTTCCTGGTACTTGTCCTTCACTCCCAGATACTGGGCCCACGTCGGTCGTTCCATTTTCCATCTCCATTCGGTGCTCGCTTTCTCCCCGCTTTCCTTGGGGAATTGTTTTGGTTATCGAATCTCAGGAGGTCCCATCGGCTGATTCAACTGCTGAGGCTGTTGGCCCTGCCCCATTCTTTGCATCATGTCCGCTACGACTCCATCGTTCATCTTTTCTAAATCATCTAAAGTTATGCCCTGAGCTTCGAACTGCTTAAGAAGCCACTGTATGGTCTCATAAGGCAGCCGCACTTGACGTGAGCCGCTCTGGGAGCTTGGATCAGCCACTTGCATTTGAACTGTGATAAGCGAGCCCCCTGTTGGGATGAATCCATCCTTAGCTCGCTGTGCGGCCTCGATCTTTCTACCTGTCTCGTCCTCGTGAATTTGTAAATACTGATCATATAATGACTGAATGTTTGGGTGAAGCATCTGAAAATCGGGTTGCTTCATTCGGTAAATAACTGCATCTATAAATATAGAGTTTTCAGCGTACGGACTTATGAAAGGCATCTGTCCACGCTCAATTTGCAGCATGTCGTTCTCAGCGTTGTCATAATCAAGTGTTAACTTCTTAACTATTGTTGAATTTTTTAAATACGGCATCTCTTTCGCTAACAGCGCAAGCTGTTTAGGATCCATCTGCTGTCCAGCGTACTGAATCAAATGATTAAGTGCTAACTGCTGACCTAAACGATCAGAAATATCTTGAGACTGCTCCTCAACTTTAATCTGGTAACTAAGCGGCATGGTTGCTCGAAACTCTGAAATATTAATTGCTTCAGATTTTCCAACTGCTTGAATGAAGGCGTCATCCGGTAGATACTGTTTTGCAAGCTCAAGTGTGGTCATGCAGAATTCCTTCATGAAACTCTCAACTTTTTCAATGTATCTTGCAAACTTAGCCTTGCTCGAAGCACTTCTGAATAAAAGTGTGTAGGGATCAATCTGGCCTGAGTCTTTTTCCTGATTTATTTCCTCAAGCATACATGCTGAGTACATTTCTGAAATCTGACTCTCAATATATGGAAGAAATTGCCCACCGTCTCGGCCTGCAAGTATCTGCGGCGGAGCCCCTTGGAAAGTTAAACCGCGCACACCTGGCAAAAGTGCTCCTGGAGCGAGTTTTGTGCCTGACTGATAGATGATTTTATCATCGCCCACTGTGATTTGGTGAGTGGCAGCTTGCGAGCTTGCGCGATTAATCTCAGCTTGGTAGGGCCGAGCTACTTTTATGATCGAATATCCTCTAGGATTGGTCGAATATGTATCAAAACCCTCCCAAATAATGGGATAAATGCCAAATGGGATCTCGGCTTCCTCTAAAATACCACGTTCCGTTGTAATGTAGTAATACCCCTTTGGATACTGCTTACATGGTCTAAAAAAGTGGTATCTCACTAAAATTTGTGATTCTTCCGAGCGATATTGCTTTTTATTCGTGTCAAACACGATAAATTCGCCTGTGTCCCCGTCACCGATGATTCTCTTCTTTGATTCGTCCTCACCATACACGTCGAGCAGTTCGTTTTTATCAACCATTTCTCTGATGATGTGATAAGGAGATTTTTTCATCGACTTCGCCTGTGGCGCACGCATTAAGTTAAATCCAGGAATATTTCTAAATTCAAAACCGCCTGTGAAAATTGGTTTTGATTCATCTTTCTGCATCTCTCCAGTCATTGGATCAAGAGCAGGCTCACCCGTTGCTTCATCAAGTAGTGGCTCGTATCCTTTGATCTCACCTTCGTTTGGATTCCAGAAAATAAACGCGCACATCTCACCAATTTCTACGAAGTTTTGAATGTACTCGTTAAATTTTTCTTTCAACTGGTATCTAGTAGTTGTATCTCTCCAAACTGACAGATTTAAGTCCGCAGCTTTCTTGTCCTGCATATCAAGCTCGTTCTGCGCTGATGGAATCACACCTGGAACTTTAGAAGTAATAGCTTGAATGTAGTGGCGTGTGATTTTGTGAAGATGATTTTTTGTGAGACGAAGTTTTTGTGTCTCGTTCATCTTCTGTGAATTTCTAACTCTAGAAAAAAAGCTCGTCGTCTTTTTTGAGTAGTGATTCCCAGATACGAGAAGCAGGTTGCTGCGCATCTCTGAGAAAATTTCGTCATCACAACTTTCAGCGTCTTTGTAGTGCTGATTTAATTCTTCGAGTTTATGTTTTTTCATTAAATGCCCTCGCCTTTTCGATATGTCTGTCTATCTGAGATTTCTCGAAGGCAAAGGGATCGTCGATTAGCATTTGGGCTTCTTCAGCCTCTAACAAGGCTTCTTGATCCATTAATTCGGCTTGATCTTTTTGGCCTTCTTCGTACTCAGACACCACAGGAATGTTTTTGTGGTCCGAAGCCTGGCCTGGCGTTGCGGCATCCCCATTTCGGCGAGGATGGAACTTAAAGCTCATGCCTTGGAAATCGAATTGCGAAACTCCAAAGTCATGGCATTGTTTTATTATTCGGCAAATATCTGTTGCTTTCAAGCTAAAATTGTCCATATTCGTTATTCCAATGGTCGAACTCGGCTTCAAGCTCGCCCCATCCGTCGATCTGATCTTTTGGTCCATCAACTTCTTCTCCTCTACGCATTTTTATCTGCATTGCCTGATGCTCTTCCTCAGTCATTGGTCTTGATTTGTACTCGGAATCTTTTAGCTCTTCGGCGCTTTGATCTTTTACAACACTTAAGTCCCACGGGATAAGCATGCACGCATATCTGTTTGCATCCGCTAAATCGTCATCTTTTTTAGCGTCCCCTGATTGATTGGTTATCATGATATGAGATAGCTCGCCCGCGAGTTTTAAATTCTCAGGATCATCGTCAAAGATGTCGAGCATTTTGTGTTTGAATAAAGTGTTAACTAAATCCTCGCCAGCACCACGTGCCTTATCTGCCTTTACAAAACTAACCGAGTTCCTATCTGCAATCGTTCCAAAGTCTGCGGCTGCTGAGTCATAGCAAGCTTGTACGATCGGCATACCCTTAGACAGCTCGACGTACTTGTTAAACACATCCCCTGCGGTTGTCTTGATATTATCCCCGCGCCAGCTCTTAAATATAGCCCCTCTTCTATAGTCAGACCGGACCGCAATAAATATTATCGCTGCTGGGTGATTTTTTGCCTGGCGACCTCGGGCCACGGCTTCTAGGTCCGCCCCAGAGCCATAATCTACCGCCGCGTAAATATACCAGCCCTTGATGTCGTAGGGGGCTACGACATTTCTATCAAACTCAAACCCAAAATATGTCCTACCAGATTCAGTTACAAACTTTCCATAAATCCGTCGCTGCCTCTCGGTTTCGTTCTTACACTTATCCTCGGCCTCTCTAATTTTTTCCATGCTCATAATACGGGAGGGCGAGCCGTCCTCGTACTTCAAGCACTCATACATACTCACTGACATTTTCAACGCGCGTGGAAGAATTTTATTTCCCTCCATTGCTTGTTTCCAGAATAACTGATTTAATGTAGGAGTAAACCCACTCGTAAATATCCCCGAAGTTGCCGTTAGTCGAAACATCAACTCATCATAAAACTCCATCGGGAGCTCTTCATCTGCGTATAGCTCATAGATAGACCCCGCCTGAACATTCGAAACAGACTTCGTATACATCTGAAAATAAATTATCGGACCAGCGTTAAAGTGAATCGCATTATAATTAGAAGATTTTTTTGTAAGCTTCCACCCATACTGGGCATCACGTTCCATGGGGCCTCGGGGGAGCCAGTCAGGAACCCACTTTGTCTCAATCTCTTTTTCTAGCGTTGCTCCATCTGGATAAAAATACCAAAACTGTCTCGGCTTTACATTCTTACCCCACATGCGTTCCCAGCGTTTTTGATCCGTGCAGTTTGCAACCGCCCTCCTAATCAAGCTTGATGATTTACCAATTTGGTTAGCCGCTGTTAATAAGTTCACACGATTCGTAGATTCATGAATCTTTCTTTGCCACGCATACATTGGCACATAAAGATGAGGCAAAATACTCTCTAATTCTTTTTGTTTTTTTATCTTCTCTAATTCTTTACGCTTGAGTTGTAGTAGCTGATACGTCGATAAGTTCGGTGCTTCTTGAGTCATCTACTTCCTCCACTTCTTCGTCAGGAAAAAATAATGTCTCAGGCTGCGGCGACTGAAGCTGCTTAATTTCTTTCTCTATATCACGAAGCTCTTTTTGAATATCTTGATGAGTTTTTGGAGCTTCGTAATTTACGTTCATGTTTAAATTTTTCTGAGTACCGTCGATTTGAATTTTCTGGGTGACGGCTCCCTTCACGCGGTTATCAACGATGGAAACAATTTTTACTATTTCACCAATTAGACGAGTGTCCACTCTTCCGTTTACTTCGAGCGGGAGAGTTAGAATTTCTGCGAAACGCTCAAGGCCGATGTTAAGTAGCGAGCGCATTTGATAAATATAATCTTGTGGCGGGCGACAGATGTAGGCGAGCGTTAGTGGATTTTTTATTTTGTCGTAGAAATGCTCTTTCGTGCAGACTCTTGCAAAGATAGCTTCAACTCGCATTTTTTTTGCGTTGTTATCTATGGTAATAAAGTACTCATCCCAGAATGCAATTCGCAATTGTTCTTCTGTCCAGCCAGGTTCAAGCTTTCGACGGATCTCTTTTTCTGACATTGCTAGCAACGCTTGTGGCAATTGTCTCATTAATTCTTGCAAGCGTTCTGATACTAAGTTGATTACAGATTTCGGGTTGCGATCTTCCCAAAAAATGATCTCACGCTTAGTTACATCAAGCTGTTCTTGGGTTCTGGGGATCGGGCGCTGTGCTAGCGGCCCGTCGCCTAGTTCCGGTGATTTCTTTATACCCATTTTTGCCTCATATCGAAATGGTTGCGGTTAGGCGTCTGGGTGTCAAGAAGTGGTGTGCGGTGGGAGATTTGAGGCACTTTTTATGGGCGCGGGACGCGGGAAACACGCATCTGGGATGAGGCTAATCTTAAACCTATGGACACCCCCCTACCCCCCTGTCAATTTATTTCTGATTCCAGTCCCCAGATTCCTAGATTCCCTAGTCATTCTGCATAGATACACGTACAACAGCGTAATCGACGCATGGCTACACGATCTTATGTATCAATGGAGATGGATGGGGATGCGCGGATCATTGAGGTT